ATTAAAATAAATAAAATAAAAATAGGGGATATTTTGGACAATGGTTCAATTGTATATGGATTGGTTGAGATTGATACAGGAAAATTAAGGAAATATAACAAAAATAACAAAAATATTAATAGATTATATCATTTACTAACAACAGATGGAAATTTACAAATAAATTCGGAGAATGTAAAAGATTACAATAATCTGATTGACAAATTTATTATCTAAATAATATGTATAATATGGAAATATCTATAGGTTCATATAAAATTCGTTTAGAAATTGTTATACTTATTGTTATTGTATCTTGGATTATGTTTGGGCATCTTTTATGTGGGTGTTGTAAAGTAAGAATGTTTGAAGGAATAACTAATCCTACCCCAAACGAAAAAAAAATAGCAATGGCAAATATGACAACTACCCCAATGACAGAGGGATCTGTTGGTTCTAATAATTCTGCTTATGGTCCTGAATTTGCTGGAGCAAGAACACCCGATTATATTATGAATCCATCAACATGGTCAATGCCTACATTAACATATAGCCCAGGAACTACTCCTGGTGCTGGTGTACAAGCAATTTGGGATCGCCCAAAGCAACCAATTCCATTACCTAAAGGCGAACTAGATTTATTTGCGACAACAGAATTTAAGCCAGAGTGTTGCCCAAATACTTATTCAAATAGTTCTGGATGCGCTTGTATGACAGTCGGACAATATGATTTTTTAAAAAATAGAGGAACTAATAATGTCCCATATTCTGAATATTAATTATTTTGTTAGTTCGCATTTACAACAATAACAAATATATTGGGATCTATCTGGATCAATGTCAATTAAATCATTTACCCATTTATGTTCGCATAAATTGTTTTTAATAATAATTTTATATGTTTTTATATTTTCGTTCAATTCATTATTATTTATAAATGGTTCTAAGTTAATAATATTGTTTTTATTTGATTTTAAATTATTATCGTTTTTATCATTATCGTTTTTATCATTATCGTTTTTATCATTATCGTTTTTATCATTATCGTTTTTATCATTATCGTTTTTAACGTTATTTAAATTGTTCTTAATATTAGAATTAATATTAAGAATTTCATTTGTATCATCATTCATCATTTGTTATATGCATGAATTGTGTTTATATCATTTTTATATAAAAGAATACATAGGTCTTTTATTTTTAATGTTATTTCTAACGATTTGTCCTAACATTTGATAATTGATTGTAGTTAAAAATCCAAATGAACGTATATAATTAGGAACTCCGTGATCATAAAATATTGCGATAGATGTTATTTTGCCATTATTAAACTTAGTCATAATATAACCAAATTAAAAAATTTGAATTTACATTTACATTTACAAATACATTTGATATAACGATTGACTTAACCCATTATCTGTTTTTTTGATTAATTTATCAATAATATCATTAGTAACTGTGAATGGAAATGTAACTTTTAAAGACATATCTTCTTCAAATAGATTTGAATCTGGACGCATTAACCTGTATAAATTTAATTTTGTATGAATGATTTCTAAACATCGCTTCAAATTTCTTACACCATCTTCTTTGTTACAATGATTTTCGATAATATGCTGTAATGTTTTGTCTGGAATAATAATATCTTCACATTCAAATTTGACTTGTTCTCTGATTTTTGGTAACAAATAATTGTTAGAAATACACGTTTTTTGTTTTTGATTATATCCTTTGGTTTGAATGCGATACATTCTGTCCTTAAGAATTGGACTTACTTTGCTCTCATCATTGTAACTAAATATAAATAAACATTTGCTTAAATCAAAATCAATTTCCGAAAAATATTTGTCGTGAAATTGCATATTCTGTGACGTATCTGTCAAATGTGTTAAGATGCCTGCGATTTCTTCTCCCTTTGGTGTGTCGCTTATCTTATCTAATTCGTCAAAGTAAATCACTGGATTCATACACTTGCTATCAATTAATATTTGAACAATTTTTCCCCAAGTTGACCCTTCATATGTATAACCATGGCCTTCTAAGAAACTGCTGTCTGTTGCCCCACCTAAAGCAATAAATGCGAATGGTCTATTTAAAATTTTGCTTATTCCTTCTTTAATTATATTAGTTTTGCCCGTTCCGGGTGGTCCATAAATGGCAATTGCTGATCCAATTGATTTTGGGTTTGTTATTAATTGTCCTAAGAGTTGCATAATTTGCATTTTGGCATCATTTAACCCGTAAACTGCTGTGTCAAGTGTTTTTTGAGCATTTGCCATAAAGTCGTGACAAACATCAACTCCATCATCAATTGATATTGGTAATGTTTTATATTCTCCAAATGGAATTCTCATAAATGTATCAACCCAATTTTTGATTTTATAAAATTCTCCAGAACCGGGTTCCATATGTCTTAGGGAACTGATTTTTTTCATTGCTGCTGCTTTGAAAATAACAGGAATATCAGATTCAAGAAGAGTTAAACGGTAGGGTTTTTCAAATCTGGTTATTTTATTGATTTCTCTTAGTTCTTTGATGATTTTATTTTGTTGAACAATGTCAAGTTTATCATAAAAGTCGTAATCGTTCATTGTATTTTTGTCGCTAAGAATTCGTTTAAATATGCGACCATTTCTATCTTTTTCTTTTCTAATCTTTTTATCTTGTTTGATTTTTTCATTTTTCACATTTGTTTCGTAAATTTCAAGACACTTTTCAATTGATTTATCCTTTGGATTTTTTGATACCAATTCCTTAAGTTGAGATAATATTGTATTTCCATTTTGAATGTTTGTATCTTTTTCTCCATTTGACGAATCATCTGTATCTGATGTTTTTGTATCAGTTATTTTTGTATCAGTTATTTTTTTATCAGTTGATTTTGTATTTGATGATCTTGTAATTATTTTTTTATCATTTCTTTTTTTTAGAGTTTCTTCTTCATCTTCATTACTATCTGAATCACTACTAATAGGATCATCTTCGTTTTCAGTATTTGTATTAGAATCGGTTTCCCATTCATCATCATCTTCAAATAATTCATCATCATCATCTTCAACTTTTCTACCAATGGTAAATACAATATTAAATTTGCTTGATTTTGTTTTTTTATTATCTTCCTCTTCCTCCTCGTCATCTTCTTCCTCCTCCTCTTCCTCTTCCTCCTCTTCCTCTTCCTCATCTTCCTCTTCCTCCTCTTCCTCCTCCTCATAATCTTCATCATCGTCATCTGTATCTTCTGAACCCAAATCTTCTTCATAGTCTTCATCTGTTTCTATTTTTTGTTTTTTCGTTTGTTTTTTTGCTTTAGTTTTGGTTTGTATTTTATTTGTTTTTTTGATATTTTTCTTTGGTGGTTCATCATCATCACAACTGTCATCATTATCGTAATAATTATTATTATTAAGTTTTTTTTTAAGTTGTTCGCTTTTTTTAAGTTGTTCGCTTTTTTTAAGTTGTTCGCTTTTTTTAAGTTGTTCGCCTGCTTTAATTTTGTTATCTATGAATTTTGATGGAAATATTTTCTTAAGAATTTTGCGATACTCATGAACGTCCATTTTATCATCTTCACTATCATCTGTATAGAAAGATGCATTATCATCGGAAGACTCAGCATTTTTCTTCTTTTTTCTTGTTTCAATTTCTCTTCTTTTAGAATTATTTGATTCATTTTTAGACATTTTGTGTTGATTATCTCTTGGCATATGTGTATTGTTACCTATGTAAAATTGTATTTAAGTTCATTCAATTTTTTATTTAATTAACAGCATTAGTTGTGTAAATATGTATCTAAATAATAATTAATATTTATTAATAACTATTTAAAAGTATTTGATAATATTAAAAAATTGAAATAAAAACAATCTAAATATTGTTTATTATATATAAGAAGAATGTTAAAGAATTCAGGAAACATGAAGAATATTAATAATTCAAAAATTATCGGCATCCAATTTAGTATATTGTCTCCTGAAGAAATCCGAAAGGGTTCTGTAGCAGAGATTACTAGTAAGGAAGCCTATATTAATAACAAGCCAGTCATAAATGGATTATTTGATCCAAGAATGGGTGTATTGGAACCTGGACTTATTTGTCCTACCGATGGCTTAGACCATATGCAAACTCCTGGATATTTTGGACATATTGAAATGGCTCGTCCAGTATTTTATATCCAATATCTGACCACAATTCAAAAAATTTTGCGATGTGTATGTTTTAAGTGTAGTAAATTATTGGTTTCAAAAGAAAAATATAAACAGGCAAATAAGATGCAAAATCAACAACGATGGAAATATGTGTTTGAACTTTGCAAAGGCATTAAGCGTTGCGGAGAAGACACTGAGGACGGGTGTGGTTGTTTGCAGCCTAAAAAAGTTAAAAAAGAAGGTATGTCATCATTATTTGCGGAATGGGCAAACACATCTGAAGAAGGAGAGGAAACTATTATAATTCCATTAACTCCAGAACTTGTATTGAAAATATTTAAGAGAATTTCTGACGAAGATGTGACATTTATGGGATTTAGTCCTATTTGGTCGCGTCCAGATTGGATGGTTTGTCAAGTTTTGGCAGTTCCGCCTCCAGCTGTAAGACCGTCAGTCAAGCACGATGCTCAACAACGTTCAGAAGATGATTTGACTCATATACTGGTAAATATTGTTAAAAGTAATAAAACATTGCTTGAAAAAATTCAGAAAAATGCTCCTGAGAATATCATAAACGATTGGTCTGTTGTGTTACAGTATCATGTAGCATCAATGGTTGATAATAAATTGCCTGGTGCGAGCCCAGCTGCTCAAAGGTCAGGCAGACCATTTAAATCAATCAAAGACCGTTTAAATGGTAAAGGGGGTCGTATGCGAGGTAATTTAATGGCAAAGCGTGTTGATTTTAGCGCACGTTCTGTCATTACAGCCGACCCAAATATTTCAATTAGAGAGCTTGGAATTCCTCTGAAAATCGCAAAAAATATTACAAAACCAGTAATAGTTAATCGCGTAAATAGAGCGTTTTTAACTAAATTAGTTCAAAATGGTCCCGATGAGTGGCCAGGTGCTAAAATTCTTGAAAGACTTGATGGTTCAACAATAACTTTGCGTTATTTGGATAGAAAAAGTATTGTGTTAGAAGATGGAGACATAGTTCATCGTCATATGATGGATGGTGATGCTATTCTATTTAACCGTCAACCAACTCTTCATAGAATGAGTATGATGTGTCATATAGCAAAAATAATGAAACAAGGCGATACATTTCGCATGAATGTTGCAGACACAAAACCGTACAATGCGGATTTCGATAAACTCTCTGTCGAAAACATGGGGCGTTAAAAGCGTGTTACCCCATAGTCAAATGATTCTAAAAAACAACATAAAGATAAAACAATTAATAATACAAATGGAACTGTCAAAACGCCAAGAACTATCAAAAATCATATTGGACAATCCAGCCGAAAGATATTGTAACATTTATAAAATAGTTAATCAGTCAAATGGTAAAATATATGTTGGACAAGCTGTCTCGCACATATTAAATCATAAAAGATACAGACCATACGGATACGAAGGTAGATTTCGTTGTCATATTTCAGAAGCATTTTCAACTAAAAAAAATCAATCGCATTATTTAAACAATGCTATACGAAAGTATGGGGTTGATGAATTTGTTGTTGAATTACTTGAATCTTGTGAAATTAACTGCGCTGACGAAAGAGAAATATATTACATCAAAGAACTCAACAGTTTGTATCCAAATGGATATAATCTGAAGAATGGTGGAAGTGTATTTACTCACAGCGACGAAAGCAAAAAACGCGTGTCAAATGGTGTGATTAACTATTATAAAAATAAGAAGATTGATAGATTTAAAGATGTCAAACAAATTGATGATGACATTGATAAATATATTAAGCCTTTGAACAAATATAATGAACAATATGGTTGGTACGTTTATATTGATAAACATAAGGCAGATTTTGGAGGAGTTCACATATCCTTAGAAGAAAGCAATTTACTTGCTAGGGAATTTATTAATAATTTAAAGAATCATTTGGCAAAATGCCTTGTTGCGGGAAGTCCCTTAGAGCCTTTACTACCACTCTGATATAGAAATATGTTAAGAGGATCTCGGTTAATAGCCGAACCCGATGGTAATAACGTAAAGGATTGGGTAATCCGCAGTGCTACTTCCTAATGTCGCTTGGCAGACTATGGAAGGCATTCAGAGACTGAACGGGTGTTGGTGAGCGATGAAGGATTAGCCATCCTGAGCTTGCTTAAGATACAGTCCGACCCTTTGGGAAACCTTTGGGATTATGTCGGGAGACGAAATGAATTTACATATGCCTCAGGATCCAGAATCTGAGGCGGAATTAAAAAATTTAGCAGCAGTACCATATCAAATTATAAGTCCAGCAAATAACAAAGCAATTATCGGTATTTATCAAGATTCAATGCTTGGATGCTATCAATTTACTAGAGAAAATGTCAAATTTACACCACGCGATGCAATGAATTTGCTAATGATGTTTAATTGTGTCAACACAACTACTTTAAATAAAAACGCAAACGATAGAATTTCAAATTTTGAGATATTATCGCAAATAATGCCTCCTTTGTCATTAAAGGTAAAAAATAAACAATTTGATGGAGAAAAAGAACAATCCGACACATCAAATAATATTGTTGAGATAATTGATGGAAAATATATTCGCGGACAAATAGATAAAGGTATATTGGGTTCAGGAACAAAAGGTATTATTCACAGAGTTTGTAATGACTTTGGAAATATGGCGTCATCTCAATTTATTGATGACTTACAAAATATTGTGACCGAGTATATGAAACAAAGTGCGTTTAGTGTTGGAATCAACGATTTAATTATTGATACAGCGACTAATGATAAAATTGTATCTATTATTACTGAAAAGAAGACGGAGGTAAAAGATTTAATCGATCAAGTTAAAATTGGTATATTTGAAAATAATTCTGGAAAAACCAATGAACAAGAGTTTGAGACAAAAATTAATAATATTCTTAGTAAGGCACAAAATGATGCTGGTAGAGAAGCCCTTAAAAATTTGAGCAAAGAAAACCGTTTTGTCGTTATGTTTAATGCTGGTTCAAAGGGATCCGAAATTAACATCCAACAAATGACCGCTTGTTTAGGTCAACAAAACGTTGATGGAAAACGAATTCCTTATGGGTTTGAGCATAGAACTCTTCCTCATTATACCAAATACGACGATTCCGCAATTGCTAGAGGATTTGTTGAAAGTTCATATATTAATGGATTATCTCCCCAAGAATTGTTCTTCCATGCTATGGGTGGCCGTATTGGGTTGATTGACACGGCAGTAAAGACCTCAACTACTGGTTATATCCAAAGAAGATTGATTAAAGGTCTTGAGGATTTAATGGTTAATTATGATATGACGATTAGAACTAATAAAAGCAAAGTAGTTCAGTTCTCATATGGAGATGATTCCATTGACACAATAAAGGTTGAAAATCAAGATTTGCCGATTGTTGATATGAGTGTCCAAGACATTTATGGTCACTTTGCCATAATTGATGATAAAACAAAAACAAAGGCAATGTCTGGAATGTTTGTTAAATCCGCTTACACTCGTCAAAAGAAACAAGAACCTGAATTAATGGTTAAATGTGAAAAGTATATAGATTTTATGATTGATTCTCGTAACAAAATCGTTAAAAATGTATTTAATAACAAATCTGATAGAGTTGTCAGAGTTCCTGTTGCGTTTGCGTATATTATCCAAAACATTATCGGACAACAAGGAATCAACAAAAACTCTCTTGTTGACATCACAATGATGGAAGCATTTGAACAAATTGAAAAAACATATGCTCAATTGGAAACAATTGTATTCGCACCTCCAACCGAATTGTTTAAAGTATTGTTTTATTACTATCTGTCTCCAAAAGACCTACTATTGAACAAGAGATTTAACAAAAATGCGCTCGAAATACTGCTACAAACCATTATTCTCGCTTATAAACGCGCAATTGTCGCACCTGGAGAAATGGTCGGAATGATTGCGGCGCAGAGCATTGGTGAACCAACTACCCAAATGTCGGTATCATTTTGTGAGCATATTAGGTGTGGAAAAATAAATAAAAAAACACAAAAAATTTCTATGGTCTTAGAACAAATCGGAGAATTATGCGACAGATTGATTGAGGAAAATCCACAATTTACAGTCAATACTGGTCACGAAAATAGCGTCGAGACATTACTTGATGCACTAGAAGACGAATATTATATAGTTGGAGTTGATAAACAAGAGAAAACACATTGGAATAAAATATCGCACGTAAGTCGTCACCCAACAAATGGAGATTTAGTCAAAGTTACAACCAAGAGCGGTCGAAATACAACTACAACTCTATCTCATTCGCATCTAATTCGTGATGAAAATACACAAGAAGTTATTCCAATTAAAGGTTCGGAATTAAGAGAGAAAATGAGAATTCCAGTGTCTAAATATATACC